TGGGGTACGCTGGTGCCCTTGCTCCCCACCGTGCTCCGGCATTGGTGGGGCTTTTCTCGTCTCGGGGGTGTTGTGCTGTCCGGGCATATGTGTATGATGTTGGACATGACCTCCACACATGAACCACAGCCCATCAAGCCCGCCGACATGAAGGTCGGCATGACTATCGTCCGCAGCCATGGCAAGAGCGCCTGGGACGGAACCCACATCTTCCTCACTGCTGTTGAGCACGGCAGGGACCCACTCGGGCGCACGCGAGTTTCGGGCGCCACGATGACGGGCGATGTATTCACCGCTCGCCTTCGAGACGACGACGACACCTGGGTAGAGATTTTCCGCCCCCTCGACCAGGCCCCGGCCGTCGACCCCGCGATCGACGCGCTCAACTTCCTGCGCTCGATGATCCCCGCGCCCGTCGACCTCGACGAGCAGGACCACCGCGCCGACGTCGCGGTCGATCTCATCCGCGAGGCCCTGGCCGACCGCATCACCCCCGCCGCTGCCGAGAAGCTGCGCGACTGGCTCGGCACCGCGACCATTCTCACGCCCCTCGACCCCGACGAGCGCGAGCTGCTGGCCTTCCTCGCTCGCATTGATCCGACGAGCACCCTCAACCGCATCGCCGACCGCGACGAGGAGGCCGGACGATGACCGCGCTCCCGATCAACCCGACCGACGAGCAGCTCTACAAGGCAGCCAAGGGCGACGGGGACACCTACGCCGGAGCATCGGAGCGCCTCTTCCAGGCGGGCGTCGAGGCGGAGCGCGCCCGAGCCGCCGCCGAGGTTCGCGACCTGCACCACATCAGCGACATCGAGCTGTTCGACGGTGACGGCGAGCCGATCGCCGCTGCGGTTTGCGACCACTGCGTCGTCCTCATGGGCGACCACGACGACGTGCCCGTGCCGGACGCGGTGATGTGGCCGTGCGCCACGATTCGCGCGCTGGAGGCGGCATCGTGACCGCCTGCGACGACGCCCTCGTCGCGGTCGAGGTGATCCGGTCGCAGGTTGTCGACCAGGGAGCGAGCCTCGCGGCATCGCTCGACTCGCACTTCGCCCTCGTCCGTGCCGCGCTCGCGCCCGACCTCCCCGCCGACCTCGCGGAGATCCAGGCCCGCGCCGACGCCGCGACCCCCGGGCCGTGGTACCAGGGTCGCGACAAGATCAGCGGCGAGAGCGATGGTGAGGCGTGGACCCGCGAGGACTGCACGGACCCGGAGTCGTGCGATCTCTTCCCGACCGCCGCGCGAGAAGAGGATGCCCACTTCATCGCGCACGCCCGGACCGACGTGCCCGCGCTCGTCGCCGAGGTCGCCGCGCTGAGGGCCGAGATTCAGCGCCTGCGCACGGCACCCGCCGACACGGCGTGCCCCGGGTGCGGAGGCTCGGGCTACCAATCGAGCTTCGACGGTAACAGCGGCGGCACCTGCGGCCACTGCGGGGGATCCGGCATCGACCTCGATCGCGCGCTCGTCGAGCTGGCCGCGCTGAGGGCCGCACCCCGGCTCACGGCCGAGGAGGCGAGCGACATTATGACGGTCATCCGATATCGGGCGACCGAGAAACCTGAGTCTTCTCTTCTGGTATCGCTCCTCGCCATCGTAGAGCAGGCGACGACGTGAGGACCTGGTTCTGCCCCGAGTGCGGGTTCCTTCGCAGCTACATCCACGTGTGCCCACCCCCGAGACAGAAGCCGGCGACGTAGACTCGCCACACTTCTCCAAGAGGATCATGGACGCCTCGCCCGTTATGCTACGGGCGGGGCGTTCACTCGTTCCCCAACCACGAGGAAGGGACTGGCGCATGCCGCTACCCGGTACGGACCAGCCCTGGCCGCTCCCCCCGTTCGGCCCGTACTACGACCAGGTCAGCATCTCGGCGGCGTGGTACAACAACGACCAGGCGGCCCTCGGGAAGCTGTACACCCGCGGCGGCGGGGACACGTCAGGGGCGGTGTTCCATGATGGGCAGTACGTGCGCGGTGGCCTCGCCGGCATCGGGCGCGGCATCCGGTCCTGGTTCGTGGGGCAGCCCGTCACCGCGAACCCACCCACACGACTCGGCACACCCCTGGCCGGGAACCTGGCTGTCCTGTCCTCCGATCTGCTCACGGCGGAACCGCCGAAGTCCAGCCTCGTCGTCGAGGAAGGCGCCGAAACCAGCGCAGCCCCTGTGCAGGCAGTCATCGACGGTCTCATGAACAGCGACGAAGCCCACATCGCGATGTCCACCGCCACCGAATGGGCCGCCGGTCTTGGCGCGGCTGCGTTCACGTGGAACTGGGACCGCGACAACGCGGACACCCCGTGGATGCAAGCCCATGGTGCGGACTCGTTCTTCCCCGAGTTCCGGGCCGGCCGTGTGTACGCGATCACCGTGTTCGACCGGTACCCCGGGAAGGGTGACATCGTGTACCGGCATTTGATGCGCCACGAACCCGGCGGCATCATCCACGGCCTCTACGAGGGGCGGCACGACAAGCTGGGGAAGCTGGTCCCGTTCGGGTCGAAGGGATCCCCGGACCAGCTCGGGTACCTGAAGGACACCGGATCCGGGAAGCTGCTGGACCTGGATGGGCAGGTGAAGATCCTCACCGGCATCGACCTGACCACCGCCGCCATGTTCCCCAACCGGCGCACCCGTCGCTTCCGCACCGAGGGTGCGTTGTCGCAGATGGGCCGCTCCGACTATGAGGGCATCGAAGAGTTCCTGGACGCCCACAGTGAGGCGTGGTCGTCGTACATGCGTGATCTCCGCATCGGCCGTGCGAGGGCGATGATCAGCGCGTCCCTCCTCGAAGGGTCCACGCCTGGTGGTGGTGCGTCGTTCGACGAGTTCGCGGAGTACGTCACCCCCATTCCGGGCCTCACCGACATGAACGCGCCCCTGAAGGACAACATCGTCACCACGCAGCCGGAGATCCGGTGGGAGGCACACGCCGCGCTGCTGCGGGAGCAGGTGGGGGAGATCCTGCAGCACGCCGGGTACTCGCAGTCGTCGTACGGTGACACGTCGGAACCGACCGGGGACGCGACCGCAACCGCGACGGTGGATCGGGCGAGGAAGTCGGAGCGCACCCGCGATCAGAAGGCCCGGCATCTGCGGCTCGCCCTGAACCACATGACTCGTGCCGGCCTGGATCTCCACGCGACCCTGTATGGGGCACCGACCGGCTACCGGAAGGGTCTCGCGGCGACGGACATGCAGGTCGTGTTCCCCGAGGTGTCCCAGATCGACCCCGAGAAGCAGGCCCGCACCCTGCAGTACCTGCGTGCAGCTGAGGTCCTGTCGATCGAGACGGCGGTGCGTGAGCGGAACCCCGACTGGAACAAGACCCAGATCGATGAGGAGGTGAAGCGCATCCACGCGGACGCGGAAGCGAAGACTCTCCCCGACCCGTTCGCGATCGGTGGTAGCGTGCCGGATCCGAACCAGGAAGCGGACCTGAACGACGCGGGCGCACTCGACGAGGCCAACAACGGCGACCAGCGAGGCGGCGCCTGACATGAGCACCCGCACGAAGGCTGAACAGGAGCAGGTCCGTGCTGACTGGATCCGCCGCCACGCGTGCGCGGATGCTGGCCCGTACGGTGCCGTGTGCACCCTCCCGAACCGGCACGATGACGACTGCTACGACGGGGTCCTGCGGATCGAGTTCCCGTGGTGGGGTCTCGATACGACCACGGTTCCGGCGGAGTGGCACCCGTACGACTGCGCATGCGGGCTGTGTGTAGACGCGGCCCGGTCGGATGTGTAGGATTGTGGACATGCCCTCCACCCAGAACGCCCCGATCAAGTTCTCCATGTACGTCTGCGAAGACTGCGACTTCCAGACCGATGCGATCGAAGTAGCTAATGACCACCGCGACTACAACCACTACGTCTTCCTGTTGGAGGAGTAGCCCTTGGCAGCGTTCACCGCGTCCCCTGCACCTGGTGCCGTATCTCCGGCCGAGCTGATCGAACAGCTCGGTGCGGAGATCGGCCAGTTGTACGCCGAAGCCGAACTGGCCGTGTTGAAGTTGACCGCGGACGCTGTCCGGAAGGGCCTCGACACAACCGACCTGGCGGAGCGGGCCGCGATCCTGAAGCAGCTGCAAGACGCCGCGAAGAAGGTCGCACAGGGCCTCGTCCCCACGCGCCTCGCACGGCAGGTCCTCGCGGAAGCAGCGCAGGCCGGCGATCAGGCAGCCATCGAACGCCTCGGCCTCGCCCCCAAGATCCCCGTATCCAGCACCCGCTTGTCGGTGACGGCCGCGAACGCGATCGCTGAACTGGGTGTGCAGCTCGTCGGTGGCCTGTCCGCTCTGACCCCTGCAATCCTGCGATCCTCGGCGGATGTGTACCAGCGGACCATCGCCACCGTCACCGCACAGTCTGTTGCGGGCGGCATGACCCGGTATGAGGCGCAGAGGCAGGCGACCGTGTTCCTGGCCCGTGAAGGTGGGCCGACCGTGACCTACGCCAACGGTGCGCGCATGCCCGTTGGCTCCTACGCCGAGATGGCTACCCGCACCGCATCCAACCGCGCATGGCAGGAGGGCCACGTGGGGCGCATGTCCTCGTCCGGCGTGAACCTCGTGAACATTGTGATTGGTGTTGGATCATGCAAGCAGTGCGCGCAGTGGGCAGGGAAGATCCTGTCCACCGACGGACGAACCGGCACCATCCAGGCCCAGCACGCGACAGACGATGGCACGGTCACGGTCCACATCGACGCCACGTTGGACCAGGCCCGAGCAGCTGGGTTCAACCATCCTGCGTGCCGATGCACAGTGGCCGGCTACTTCCCTGGCATCCCCTCGACCGGCCGGCGGACTACGTATGACCCGAAGACCGAGAAGGCCAGACAGGATCTCCGTGCCCTCGAACGGCGCAAGCGTGAGTACCTCCGCCGGGAAGCGATCGCGGCGACACCCCTCGAACAGGCCGCGGCGCGCCGCGAGGTACGCAATACTGATGCCAGGATCCGGGATCATGTCAAGTCAACGGGTGTGATTCGTCAGCGTCAACGTGAGAGCCTGATCTTCACGGGGGAGAAAGCGCCCCGGAATCCGGTTTCACCTGTCAGGGTGGGACCATGAACCGTGGACCGGGCGAACCCGGGAAGCACAACGCGAAGTCCCTGGGAGGGAACAGCACCATGACCACCAACAACCCATTCAAGGCCGGCACAGACGCGGCAGTTCTCTGGGCACAGGGCTACACCGCAGCCGTCGATGACCTGCGTGACGAGCACGCCGCCGCCCTGGACAAGGTCACCCAGGATGCGGTGAAGACCTCTTCCTCGAACCCGGACAGCCTGCCGCGACGCCCCCTCCACGAGCCGGGCGATGGCTGCCCCACGGAGCTGCTGACCGCGCACGCTGAGGTCGGCACGATCGAGTACCAGCCCGACTACCGCACCACCGCTCTCGCACATGCTGTCAAGCTGGCGATGGATGCGAGCTTCGGCCAGCCACTTCCGCACGAGATCGTGGAGTCGGCCGAAAAGTTCCTGGCATTCCTCGAAGGCAAGACCGAGGGCGGTGACGACAAGTGACCGACGCACCCACCGCTGGCGCCCCCGCCCCCGCCGCTGCTCCTGCCGCGCAAGTCCCGGCTGCAGCTCCCGCTTCTCCCGCGACGATGGCCGCTGCGGTTGAGCAGCAGCACGCCGCCCAGAACCCCGCCACACCGGCCGCTGGTGCACCCGCTGCGCCTCCCGCAGCCGCCCCGGCACCGGATGCTGCTCAGGTCGCAGCTGACGCCGCACAGGAGCCGGTGAACGGTGTGAAGTTCGCGGACCTCGACGCCCAGACCCAGGCGTACGTCCGTCAGCTCCGGTCTGAGGCGCAGACCCACCGCGAGCGCGCCGAGTCCCTGGAGACCGCCAAGGAAACCCGCGAGGCCGAGATCCGCAAGGCACTCGGCCTCGACCCGAAGGACGGCGAGCAGGCAGCCGACCCCGCCCAGCAGGCCGCCGAACTGACATCCAAGTACGAGACCGCGCAGCGCGAGAACACCGTCCTCCGCCTCGCCGGCACCCTCGGAGCGAACGCCGACGTTCTCCTCGACAGCCGATCCTT